AGAATAACTCTCAGATCCCTTCTTCCTAAATAGGTAAGAAGGGATTTTTGTGTGTAATGGCGTCTCCAAATTCAAGAGCTGATCTTATCACATATTGTAAGAGGCAACTTGGTGAGCCTGTATTACAAGTCAACATTGATGACGAACAAGTAAATAATGTTATTGATGACACGTATCAGTTCTTCCAAGAGAACTGCTACAACGGCATGGAAAGATGTTTCATGAGGCATGAAATTACTGCCGATGACATAACTCGTTTCAATGGCAAATCAACAACATCATCTGGAACAACAAATTGGGAAGAGTCTACTAACTATATTCCTGTTCCAGATCATGTAGTTGGTGTCAGTAAAGTTTTTGGTTTAGTCAGCAACTCAATTAGATCCAATCTCTTTGGTGTTGAGTATCAGATGTTCCTGAATGATCTATATGCATTTGGGTCTCTTGATATTGTCAACTACTTTATGAACAAACAGTATCTAGAAACTCTAGATATGATTCTGAATAATGGTTCGTTCCAACAGTTCAGATATACACAGCGTCGTGATCGTTTATATCTTGACATCAATAAAGCATTCCTCAAAGAAGATACCTATCTGGTAATTGAGGCACATAGGATGATTGATCCTACAGATGCTACAGAAATGAATAATGATATGTTTGTCAAGAAATATGCTACTGCTCTTATGAAGAGACAGTGGGGTCAAAACTTGATTAAATATAACAACGTTCAACTACCTGGCGGTATCACGCTTAATGGTAGAGAATTATATACAGACGCATTAGGCGAGATTGAGAAGATCGAAAGCGAAGTTCTCAGTAAGTACGCCATTCCACCTATGGATATGATCGGATAAGATGCCTACTAGTCCCTACTTTCCAACTTACTATTCAGGACACAGCGGTGAGCAAGGTCTCGCACAAGATCTTGTAGACGAACAAATCAAACTGTTCGGAACAGACATATACTATATTCCTAGAGTAGCTCTAAAAGATAACACTCTTAATGAGGTTAGATACTCCAAGTATCAAGAACATTTTCAAATTGAGATGTTGCTTCAAAACGTCATGGGATTTGGAGACAATGCTGAGTTCATCTCCAAGTTCGGTTTAAGGATTACGGATGAGATTATCTTCCGAGTATCTACTAGAAGATGGGATGAAGAAGTAGCAGATCATAATCCTGCCATTACTGTCGAGAGCAGACCTAACGAGGGAGATCTACTCTACTTCCCACTAACAAAAGATATCTACGAGATTAAATTTGTTGGTAAGGAAGAACCATTTTTCCAGTTTGGCAAGATCCAATTCTATGCTATCACTGCTGAGATCTATGAGATCGGTAGTGATGACTTTGATACTGGAGTTGAAGAGATTGATGATGTAGAAGAAATATTTGCTAGCAGTATCAAACTCTTTATGGATCCTGGTGGATCTGGAGACTTTACTGTTGGAGAAGAGATTGTTGGCGATGAGTTCCTAGCGAAAGCAACAGGAACAACTGATGGTGATGCTGTTGATAGTATCACTATTACAGATGGTGGATCACATTATAAGCAAGCAACTCCACCAACAGTTACTATTACTGGAGGAGGTGGAACAGGTGCTACGGCAACTGCTGCAGTTAGTTCTACTGGTCTTGTCAATAGTATTCTAATTACATCAGGTGGAACTGGTTATACGAGTGCTCCTACTGTAACTATTGATTACTCACCTAAGGACAATAGAGCAGAAGTCAAGTCTTGGGATAGCACAACCAGATCTCTAGAAGTATACAATAGAACAGGAACCTTTACTACTGCTGAAGTAATTACTGGACTAACTTCAGGTGCTACCTGGTCTCCTGAGACATTCGACACTCTAAATAATACCAACAGCAACTACGATCAGAATAGACAGATCGAAGATTCTGGTGATGAGATTATTGATTGGACAGAAGGTAATCCATTTGGTGAATTTGGTAACTTTACGGATAGCATCTAATGTTAGGATCACATTTTTATAACCAAATAGTTCGCAAGAACATTATTGCGTTTGGTACGCTCTTCAATAATATCACAATGAAGAGTTCTGATCCTGACACAGGAGAAGTTTTAGAGGAAGTTAAAGTTCCTCTTGCCTATGGACCAAAGCAAAAGTTCTTGGTTCGTATTGGAGAGAATGCTAGCAGCAGCAAAGTAGCAATTACTTTGCCGCGTATCTATTTTGAGATGACAGGAATTGATTACGATTCTTCCCGTAAGACATCACCAATTCAAAAATACAAAACTATCATTGATGGTAATGGTGGTGAAGTTAGAGTTCAATATGTTCCTGTTCCTTATAATTTAAATTTTGAACTAGGAGTTATTGCCAAATCTCAGGATGATGCTTTACAAATTGTAGAACAAATTCTACCATATTTTCAACCATCTTTTAGTCTCACTCTTAACATGATACCAGACATGAATGAGAAACGTGACATTGCTATCATATTAAATGGTATCAGTGGAGAAGATGAGTGGGATGATAGTTTTCTAGAGCGTAGATATATTGCTTATTCGCTACAGTTTACGATGAAATCATATCTATATGGTCCATACAACACTGCGGATGTTATCAAGAAAGCAATTATCCATGAAACTATTGGAGACCTTGATGTCAATCGTAGAACTATTACAAGAACATATACACCTAAAGCACTTACCGATATTAATACTGATGGCGTTATCGATGTAAATGATGATGCATTAGTTGATGCTGGCGATGACTTTGGATTTAATGAAGGGATTGAATTCTTATGAGTAACCTAGAAGAAAACATGGAGGATATCCTCAACATTAGTGCTGAACCTGTTGAGGAATCTAAACCATCTAAACCTCAACCACCTAAGGTTGATGCTGAAGATCGTGAAAAAGATTACAGATATACACGTACCGAATTGTACTCCCTCATAGACAAGGGTCAGGAGGCGGTTAACGGGGCGTTAGAGGTCGCTCAGGAGTCAGGGCACCCAAGAGCGTATGAAGTCGCTGTAGCGGCAATGAAGCACGTTGCAGACATGACAGACAAACTTGCTGATCTTCACAAGAAGATGAAAGACCTTGACGAGGATAAGAAAGGTCCGTCAAAAGTTACCAACAACGCTATGTTTGTTGGTAGCACGGCTGAATTACAAAAAATGCTCAAAGAAATGGGCGGAGGTAAACGATGAACGTAGTCAAACTATTAGGAGAAGCAACACAACTCTCCACAACACCAAATAATATTGATACTGGAACAAAGGTTCTACTGCAGCATAACCATAATGGTGGTAACGCTCACCTAGTTACACTCAAGAATGTTGGTGGAGACACACTAGGTAGTGTTTATATTGCTCCACATAGACCTATCATGTTAGATAAAGAACCTACAGATACTCTTGAGGTCGCGAATAGCGTGAACGATATCTATGGCACATCTGTAGTACATATGGGATGATATAAATAATCTCGTAAAACCTCGTCGGTTATTATGAGAGATTTTAGAGAATTTAGAGAACTCTGCGAAGCTAAGCGTGGTTTGTATGCAAACATTCACGCAAAGCGAAAACGAGGAGAAGCACCAGCGAAGTCAGGTAGTAAGGACTACCCCGCTAAGGATGCTTTTCAAAAGGCGGCGAGGACTGCCAAAGAAAGTTTTGAACTCACAACAGAAGCAGCCTGGACAAAAAAAGCAGGCAAAAACAAAGAAGGAGGTCTCAATGAAAAGGGACGGAAATCTTACGAAAGAGAAAATCCTGGAAGCGACCTTAAGGCACCAAGCAAGAAGGTTGGAAATCCCCGTCGCGCATCATTCTGCGCTCGAATGAAGGGCATGAAAAAGAAACTAACCAGCAAAAAAACTGCCAGTGATAAGGACAGCAGAATCAATAAATCGCTACGTAAGTGGAATTGCTGACATACTTGTGAAAAGAATGTTAAAATAGAGCAATTTTACTCACACAATCTATAATTATATTATGAGTTCTGATATGACAATGCGTTTAAACGACAGCGACATCACACGTCTAGTCAAAGCTTGCCAACTCTATCAAGAGAAGACGGGTTCTGAATACATGTGGGACGAGTATAACGATTTAATTCAAAAACTCAACACTTACAAAGAACAACATTCTGTAGCGAAATGAAATCTTTAATTACGATTCTGGTTGTGTTATTTTTTGCTGCCCC